CTGAGGGGTTGACACCCCTCTTTTTTTTATGTAGAATGATTGAAACATCTCATAACTTATGAAGAAAGAAAAACTTAAGTTACTTATCAGTAATCTGGAATTACTTCTTGATGAACTTAAATCTGAAGTTTATTCGGATGTAGATGCTTATAGGTATGAGGAAATTACTCCTTATATTGCAGACTATGATGAAGTTTTTGATGACGATGGATACCCAGATTGAACCTATGAAACCAACTGTTAAACTTATTAGTGCAACACCTGATGCAGAAAAGCATATTGCTTATTGTGCTAGGGTAAGCAATCCAAAAAATCAGGAGAACGATAACTTTGAAGGTCTCCTCAAATATTGCATTAAGAATCAGCACTGGAGCATCTTTGAACATGCTTTTCTTACAGTAGAAATTAATACTTCTCTGGCAATTGCTACACAGATCTTACGTCACAGGTCTTTTACATTCCAACAATTCAGCCAAAGGTATGCTGATAGTACAGAACTTCAAGTTGAACTTCCTGTACCAGAACTTCGTCGCCAGGACACAAAGAACCGTCAGAATTCTACTGACGACCTTGACCCTAAAACTTGTATTATTTTTGAGTATAGAATTAAAATGCTCTTTGATGAATCACAAGAACTCTATGATGATATGCTTAAAGCTGGTGTAGCAAAGGAATGTGCAAGGTTTGTTCTCCCACAATCCACACAGACTCGTTTATACATGTCCGGCAGTCTTCGGAGTTGGATGCACTATATTGATCTAAGGGCAGCCCACGGCACTCAGAAGGAGCATATGGAGGTCGCTGAGGCAGTACGGTGTATCTTTACCTGCCAGTTCCCTACAATCTCTTCTGCTCTTGGGTGGACTCGTAAAGATTGTGATGAATGTATGGACCAACCATCTCTTCTTATTCAATAAATAACCCTATAGTTTCTTATAACTTATGCCAACTTACAGATTTGAAAATACAGAAACTGGGGAAATCTTTGAGAAATGGATGTATATGGCTGAAAAAGATCCATATCTCAAAGAAAATCCAAACATTAAACCACTCATCCCAACACAAATGAATGTTGGTGAGGTGGGTGACTGGGCAAACAAACTTGTTCAGAAACATCCTGGATGGAATGATGTGCTTCATCGGGCAGCTAAAATGCCTGGCGCAAAAGTAAAACCTATCACTTAATGTATTAGTATATGCCAAGAGGAAGAAGGAAGAGTGGCGAACAGCCAATCGGTGTAGGTATGACTAGCCGAGCAATGAGGAGAAGTAAAAAAGCAATCAATGCAGATCTACTTTTAGAAATTGATCCATTAACAGAAAATCAAGAAAAACTTTTTGGTTCTTATGATGATCAAAAAAATCTAGTTGCATATGGTGCAGCAGGTACGGGTAAAACATTCATCACTCTTTATAATGCACTTAGAGATGTTCTAGATGAACGAAGCCCTTATGAAAAAATTTATATTGTTCGTTCTTTAGTTGCAACTCGTGAGATTGGTTTCCTTCCTGGAGATCATGAAGATAAATCATCACTTTATCAAATTCCTTATAAGAATATGGTAAAGTATATGTTCCAGATGCCAGATGATGCTGCATTTGAGATGCTCTATGGCAACCTGAAGACACAAGGAACAATTTCTTTCTGGAGTACTTCTTTCATTCGTGGAACAACCCTTGATAATGCCATCATTATTGTAGATGAATTTCAAAACTTAAATTTTCACGAGCTTGATAGTATCATCACTCGTGTTGGTGAGAATACAAAGATTATGTTCTGTGGAGATGCTACTCAGTCTGATTTGGTCAGGACAAATGAGAAGAATGGTATCGTTGACTTCATGAGAATTCTTCGTGCCATGCCATCCTTTGACATTGTTGAATTTGGTGTAGAAGATATCGTAAGATCTGGTCTGTGTAAAGAGTATATTATTGCAAAAACTGAACTCGGATTGTAATGTTTAATCATGTAAAACTTGATCTTCCTCAACTGGAACGTGAAACCATTGATGGTGTAAGATATTATAAGGTTCCTACAGAGGAAGAACTTCTTAAGTTAGTTTCAATTACTTCCATTACTAGCCATTTCAACAAAGAAATCTTTGTGAAGTGGCGTAAGAAAGTTGGTGATGAAGAAGCAGATCGTGTCACGAGAAAGGCAACTAGTCGTGGCACTGATATGCATACACTTGTAGAAAATCATCTGCATAATGTGGAAATCCTTCCAAAAGTGCAACCACTATCAGAAATGTTGTTTAATGTTGCAAAACCTGCGCTTAAACGTATAAATAACATTTATGCTCTTGAAGGTTCTCTTTATAGTCAATTCTTAGGAATTGCTGGTACGGTAGATTGTATCGCAGAATTTGACGGAGAACTTTCAATCATTGACTTTAAGACTTCAAAGAAACCAAAACCAAGAGAATGGATTGACAATTACTTTGTTCAGTGTTGTGCATATGCTTGCATGTTGCATGAGTTGACTGGTCTTTCCGTTAAAAAATTTGTCATTATTATGTCTTGTGAGAATGGTGAAGTTGAAGTCTATGAAGAACGAGATAAGGAAAAATATATTCGTCTACTCACCCAATATATCAAAAAGTTTGTAAGTGACAAGCTTGCACAAATTTCTTGACGAATGTGTAGTGATGAACTATAATAGCATAAGAGTTTATAGGTACAAATTTGCACATCACCGTGTTGGGCACAATGGAAAATGAATTAGAAAAGGTATTAGAAAACAAGTTTTTCTGCCCTTCCCGATTTGCACAGGAAATTGAAACCCTTGTGCAAGTAAACGAAGAGATGAGCTACATTGATGCTATTATTCATTTCTGTGAAAATAATAACATTGATTTGGAGTCCGTACCTAAGTTAATTTCAAAACCGTTAAAGGAAAAGATTAAGTACGAAGCAATGGAGTTAAACTTCTTGAAGAAGACTTCCCGTGCAAAATTGATCTTTTAATTCCATTTTTGGTCGCAAAAATTCCTGGCAAAAAATCCCTATATTACTTTTTTTTGAATGGCTCCGTTTGATTGCTATAAGACCTATCTTGCGCTCAAAAATCACTTTACAAAAGATAACTACGATTACTTTGTTTACTGTGGAAAGGTAAGAGCAAATCTACAGTCCTTCTATAAACGGAAGGACCGTTTTTGGTTTGAAAAACTTTCTCGTAATAAAACAGATCAAGAAGTTGTTGATTTTTTTGTTGCTAATTTCATAGAAGCAGATGATCCTGCAAGTCTATGGATTGGCAACATTATTCGTGGTGGAGATGTATACTATAAAGACTGGCAAAAACGTATTCAATCATTAAGTTACAAATTTAAAGAAGAAACAGAAAAACTGTTTAAGGATAATAAGTTTGAGGAAGTATTTGATTGTTCTAAGTCTCATCCAGTGCTATTAAAAATGTTCCTGAGCGGGAAGATTAGCCTGGAAACCATGGTGATTTATGATAGAATATTCCTGTACGGGAAAAATTTTGATAAAAAACTAAAAGACCCAGTGTGGGAAACCGTCAGCATGAAAATTAAAAAATATTCACCGTTCATACATATAGATGTATTCCGGTATAAGAAAATTTTGAAGGAAGTTGTTATGGAGGCCCAATGAGTTTTTTTAATTCCGAAGTTGTCCGTGCAGAGATGGCTGAAATTTCAGAACTTCAGGAAGAAATTTATAACAGCGTCTTTAGTTTCCCGACAATGGGACAAGAGGAGAAAGTTAATCATGTTAAACTTCTTGATCGTTTGTTGAAAAAACAGCAAATTCTTTATACCAGATTGAGTTTGTCTGATGATCCTGAAGCAAAGGAAATGAAACAAAAAATTTCCGAATCTGCTTCTATGATGGGACTTCCTCCCAATGTTGACATGAATGTTATTTTTAACAATATGTCAAAACTCCTTGATGTCATGAAGGAACAGATTGACAAAACGGGTTCAGACCTGTAGAATAACGGAGTACACAAAAGCCAAATCCTACAAATACGAGGTACAAATGTCATTTGAAAATCTTAAAAAGCAATCCAAACTCGGTTCGCTCACCGATAAACTTGTCAAAGAAGTTGAAAAAATGAGCACTGGTGGTTCTGGTGGTGCAGATGAACGTTTCTGGAAACCAGAGATGGATAAAACTGGCGTTGGTTCAGCAGTTATCCGTTTCCTTCCTGCACCTGATAACGAAGACCTTCCTTGGGTTAAACTCTACAGTCATGCATTCCAAGGCCCTGGTGGTTGGTACATTGAGAACTCTCTGACTACTCTTGGTCAGAAAGATCCTATTTCAGAGCACAATCGTGAACTCTGGAATACTGGTACTGAAGCAAATAAGGAAATCGTTCGTAAGCAGAAGCGTAAACTGTCTTACTATAGCAATATCTATGTTGTGAAGGATCCTGCACATCCTGAGAATGAAGGTAAAGTCTTCCTGTTCAAATTTGGTAAGAAGATCTTTGATAAGATTCTGAATGCTATGCAACCTGAGTTTGAAGATGAAGAACCCATCAATCCTTTTGACTTCTGGGGTGGTGCTAACTTCCGCCTGAAGATCCGTAAGGTTGAAGGTTACTGGAACTATGATAAGTCTGAGTTTGATTCTGCATCAGCTCTGATGGATGATGATGATGCATTGGAAGCACTGTGGAAGAAAGAGTACTCTCTGTCTGCTATTGTTGCTGCTGATCAATTCAAGTCTTATGAAGATCTTGAGAAGCGTCTGAAGATGGTTCTGGGGCAGAAAACTGCTGCTCGTGCTGTTGCTGAGCAAGAAGAAGTGTATGAATCATATAATACTAAACCCGTTTCCAAAGAAGAAAGTGTGATGGAAGAACTGGAGCAATCCTATGCTCGCAGTAAGTCCCCTTCTCTTCCTAAAGTCACATCAGTTCCTGATGATGAGGATGAGGATGATGCAATGAAGTACTTCCAGAAACTGGTTGACGATTGATTATTCGTAAAGTCTGATATTATCACCCTTCTTTAAGGTGGAGTTCACATACTGGGCTCCACCTTCTTTGTATGTCATAATATCTTCAATATCATTAAAGACAACGTTCAGATATAATGGTTTAAGAATAAAAATATTTCTTTTATCTTCTTGAATTTTATTTTCGTAATCATAATTGGTAACTGGTTGTGCAATATCAGTTACTGTTACATCCTGTTCTGTTGAGAAATCATAATAACTAACAGAATAATTTTCATCAACTTCAAGACCTTTTGGAATGACTATATTTCCAATATAATTTAAAATTTCTCTACTCTCATAGTGATGAATACCATTATAAAGAGTATTATAATCTCCATACTTACTTAAGACAAACCTATCAAAGACTTGTTGCGTCATTGGCCATTCTGTTTGAATGTTCAAAATATTATTTGAAAGTAGAACAACCCAATCTAATGTTTCTTCTCCATATGCGTCATAAGCAACATTATCTGGTCTTTCATCACCAATGATTGAATACTTTGTGAAGAATGAAAGATTGCCAAAGATATCTTCTCTTAACTTTCCACGCTTGAAAAGATTTTTGACTTCAATATAATCGGATATGTTTTTTTCATCAGCATTTCTGCTGACATAATCGAATTTGGGAAGTTGTCTGAAATATGATGCCATTTTAGTAACCTAT